ACATCTATCATTTCTGATACTGCAAGAATTCTAAACCTTGATATTGAAAACTTTGTTACTCCAGATATCAACTTTAGAGCTCCTGACCTAAAACTATTCTCTAATGCTGCTGGAAGTATTTGGGAAGCTTCTACAACATATCCCGAAGATACATATCTGTATTTCGGTGATAACGTTTACCGCGTAGAAAATACTGGAAGAACGGGCACCAATGCTCCATTGTTTAAAGATGGAAGTGCTGTTAACGGAGAAGTAACTCTAAAGCATATTGGATATAGAGTTGACGATCAAGAAAAACCATTTTATGGTCAAACAGTTTATCCAAGATCAGTAACTCCTCCTCTTGGTGATAGATCGGATAGAATTGCTACCACAGAATACGTCCTCAATCTAGCAACAAATGACGTTGGTGGTCGTGTTTATGTTTCACAAGAAATTGGAGATGATGCAAACACTGGTAGATCTGCTGCTACTCCAGTAAGAACTATCAAGAGAGCATGTCAGATTGCTACAGAAACTATCGGTGTAAAAGAAACCGTTATTATTTCTGGTGGTGATTATGCAGAAGATAACCCAATTTCAATTCCACCCGATTGTTCGGTTGTTGGTGATAACCTACGTCTGGTAATTATCAGACCAAAAAATCCCCGCAAACACATGTTTAAGTTTGCGGACAAGAACTACATCAGTGGAATTGTTTTTAGAGATAAACTAGATTCGGAAGGAAGAGCAGACGAAACGTGGGATTTCGCTGTTGCTTTTGACGATAAGCAAAGACTTTACTACGAACCAACTGCTGGTGGAGATTTTGAAAGAAACTTCCCCATTGGTCACCAAATTTTTGGTAAGCAGAAATATAGAATTACATTCCAAGATCATACTGGTATTGAAGTTGTTGGTGGAGAACCAGTTAGTTCTTTCCTAACAATTGGAGCAACAGTCCAAGGTGTTAACAGTAGTGCGATTGGTACTGTAATTGGTATTACATATGATTCTACAATAGCACCTGATGGATATACAACAGGTACTGTTGACATTGAAGTTGTCAGTGGATCGTTCAACTTTGCTGATATCTATCAGTATGACGTTGGAACAGATCCGAACATCACTACATATGAATTCGTTTCTAACGACCTAAGATCTATTCGTTCTGAGGGCGAAGTTGTATTCCATGGAACAGAACCAGGAATTCCAATTTCAATTACCAGAATTGATGGTTCTCTACAGGGAGACCCAAGCATCGCTACTGGTGGATTTGGCGGAGATGATGATCTTGGTGGTATTGTATTCTACACCAACCCAATTACTGGTAGAGCAAATACCCACGACTTTAAAGAGGGATCTGAAGTTCTTATCAGTGGTTTGGTAGGAAATCTAGCAGAACTAAACGGTGTTCAGAGAATTTACAAAGTTATCGAAGATGCAGATGGTCGTGCAAGAAGATTTGTTATTCCCAAGAAACTTCCATCATTTACAGATTCAAACTTTATTCCAGTTGCTGTAACAGTTACAGGATATTCTCATTATGTTTTACTATCACTTCTAAACTCACCAAACAATTTTGAAGCAACTCCATCACTTGGAAGAAGATGGCAAGATGCTACAAACTTAATTAAGAATAACGTTGAGTTTATTAAGGATGAAACTTATCTAAAAGTAACTGATGAGTTTGACGGTGTAAACTTCACAACATTCACTCAACCCGATCCAGCTAAGTGCCGTAGAGACATTGGACACTTTGTATATTCTATCGTTCAGGATTTACAATTTGGTAGTAACTTCAATGTTATTGAAGCAGCAAAACGTTATGTCCAAGGAACACAAATTGGATATATTGGTAATGAAATTACAGAAACTGTAAGAGCATTTGAAATCGCAAAGGATCTCTGTAAACTTGCAGTAAGAAACTGGCATACTGGAACTGGTGCATACTCAGAACCACAATATACTCCAGAGTATTCAGCACTTTCTTATTACACAGATACTACTGTAATCGAAGATACAACACCTACCCCAGGACCAAACACCTGTGCAGATGTTGTTGCTGCAGTTGATACCCTTGGATATCTCTTTGTTGATGTTATCACCAACAATGCTGCTGATAGATATCTAGATGCTGCTGAACTAATTGCTAGAAATGAAGAGTTAATTCTTGAAGAAACAATTGGTGCAGTATCTACACAATATCCAGATTTCTATATTCCAGATGATAATGTAGATCCAGAGGGTCATAGATATAAGGATGGTAGAAATCTCATCTACGCTAACTTCACCGAAATTGTAGACACGGCATATGATGAAATTGCTATTGTTCATCCATCATTTGTAAATCCAGATCCAGATAAGTGTAAGCGTGATATTGGATACGTTGTAAGAGCAACAGCTAATGATCTTTATAACGGCGGCAACTCAAACATTGTTCTTGCTACAAAATATTATTTTGACGCAAATGGTAATCCAATTAGTAATGGTTTAGTTGGAGAAGAAGCAGAATCTGTAACTGCTTTCAATAAAGCAAGAGATTTGATGAAGCAGGCAGTTTCAAACCAACTGACTGTCACTGATCTAACAGTAATCGAAGGTCCAGCAACTTATGGCGGTCTTGGCGGCGATGTCTCTAGAACTAGTTCTACTGCTTGTTCTGATGTTCAGTCTGCAATTGATACTTTAGTTGGTGTCATTACAGACGCTGTAACCAATGGAAACCTCAATAATCTCCCAACAGTTAACCTTGGAGATTACGTAGTAGCAGAGAATGTTTGTAAGAGAGACATTGGTTATATACTCCAGTCTCTAAGAAGAGACATGACACTAGGTGGCAACGCTGGTATTGTCACTTCTGGCGAGGCATATTTCACTGGAGGAGTTCTCACTGGCATTTCTCAACCAGAACTTCCAGTTACTAGATATGCCTTCGAGAAAGTAAGAGATCTTTGTATTCTTGCAGTAAGAAACTGGCACACTGGAACTGGTGCATACTCAGAACCAGTATACGAACCACTGTATTCTATCTTACCTCTGTATACAGATTCAACTGTCACAGAAGATACTACTACACCAACCTGTGCTGACGTTGTTTCAACGATCACAACATCATTTACAACTCTAGATGATATTCTTGCTGGTGGAGTTCCACCAGCAAAGACTTACGGAACTCTCTATAATACAGATTCCATCGAGAACGTTCCTGAACTTACGATGTATGATGCTGACGTAAAACGTGTCAACATCTTATCAACATATATGGATCTTCCTATTATTGAAGCATCTCCATATATTCAAAACGCTTCCGTTATTTCCTTTAAAGGTGGCGGCGGTTGTGAAATCGACGGTAGTAAGGTTAAGCAACCAAACTGCCCATTCCCAGGTCTAGATGCCAACGGTAATGCAGAAACTCCCAACCAGGGTAAATCCATGGTTGCTGCACAGTTTACCATCGTTTCGTTCAACGGAACTGGATATAAGATCGTAAACGATGGATACACCCAGTTGGTTTCGGTCTTCGTTCTATTTGCTAAAGATGGTGTTGTTGCAGAATCGGGTGGATATGCTTCTATTACCAACTCCGCTACTAACTTCGGTATCTATGCGCTAAGAGCAACTGGTTATAGAGAAGAGTGTTATTCTTTTGACCAAGGAACTGTTGTAAGCACAAATATTACTCCAAATGGTAGTACAATTCTTCGTGTTGGTGGTCTCGGAAGAGAACCTCTTGAGCACTATGTTGTAAAATTTGAAGACTTTGAAAACCAAGATTCAAATATTGAGTATTTCGTTGATAGCGTTTCTCAAGTTACAGTTGGTCCTCCTTTCACAGCATCTCTTTCATTGAACGCTCCTATCCTCATTCAGGATAAGGCAACACAAACTCCAGTTCTGAACGTAGACGATGCCACGATGGTTGGGCAGGTAGTCAAACTTCACAGACCATCTATTGTTAACTCTTCTTCCCACACTTGGGAATATGCTGGTTCTGGAACAGACTATAATGCTCTACCAGAAAACGGCGGAACTAAGATTGATGGATACGAACAAGTTTCTGAAAACTATGGTCGTGTTTATGTTTCTGGAACCGACGAACTTGGAGACTTTAAGGTTGGAACGTTCGCAAAGATTGAAAACAGAACTGGTAACATTACCTTTACTGGAACGGTTTCGATCTCTGAGGTTGAATTCCTCAAACTGAAAGGTGGTGACGTTGTTGTTACTGGTTTCTCTGCTGCTAATGACCTTGGTGGAGCATTTGCTAGCAACTCGCTGATTTCAACCCAGAAGGCAGTCAAGGATTACATCGGAAACAATCTTGGTCCATATCTAAACAAACCATATTCAACTAGTGCAGTTCCTAGAGCACTGGTTGAACTTACCGATAGTGGTAAGATTTCTCTAGACCAGATCCCAGCACTAAGACCATTCAGCATCTTCACAGTTGCTGATGAAGCAGAAAGACTTGCTCTAGAGGGTCCACTTGCTGGTGATATTGCAATTCAAGGAGATACTAATACATCATTCATTCTAGAGAATGATCTAACAAGTTCATATCTTGGAATTAATGTTGATGGCACTCTTGTATTCAATAACGGAGAACTTGTCACTGGTGATGTCAGTGGAGGTATTCAACAGGTTACTGATTATGTTGAAGGTATTGTTTATGAAATCCAAATTGTTGATGGTGGTTCTGGATACACCTCTGCTCCAACAGTAAGCATTGCAGCTCCTCCTAGTGGAACTGCAGCAACTGCAACAGCAACTATTGCTGATGGAAAGGTAATTCTGATCACAATTACAGAGAATGGTGGATATGTAGGTGGTCAAGGATACACAACCGCACCATCAATTAGCTTCAGTGCTCCTGGTGCTGGTGGAACAACTGCTTCTGCAAACGCACTTATTGAATCTCGTGTTTATGCAGATATTGTAAACAATATCAAGATTGAAGATACTGATGCAATTGAAGATCATGCTCCAACACCAAATCTAGTAAATGTTTTACGTGTTGTCAATACTTCAGCAGGTTTAGATACTAACTGGGTTTCTCTATCCACAACATCAGTTGCTGTTAATAACATCACTGGTCCTGGTAAAATGTCCACGACCTTGCTCGGTGATGGAGCAGCATCTTCGTTCACATTCCTTGCTGGTGATCAAACCTACAAACCAGTAACACAAACTATCAAAGCACTAGAAAATCGTTACTTCTTGAAGACGATTTCTGCTTCAAATACTCCATCACAACAGTTAGTTTTCAATGCCGACAGTCAACTACTGGTTGGACATGGATTAGTTGGATCTTATTTTGCAGAAGATACTACGATTTCTCAGATTGTCGTATCTGAAGGTGAAGCTACAATCACTTTAAGTACACCTATTCAGACTAGTGTTCCTTCTGGAGCAGTTATTGAATTTACTAGACCAGAATCTCCTCTTGTATTTGATGCTTCAAATGTAAAAATCAATTACATCGATAGAATTGTAATTGCTAACCCTGGTAATGGATACACTGATGGTGAATATTTTGGTGTTGACGTTTCTTCTGGTGGAGTTGGAACAGATTGTTTTGCCAATATCGTTGTTACCAATGGTGGTATTACCAGTGTTATTGTAACAGACGGTGGAACAAACTTTACTGATGACTATACTATTTCTCCAAACCCAACTATTCTTGGCACTGGCAACGGATTAGTTCTTGCAGCAAAGGTTGCTAATTCGGTCAAGAACAGTGGTATTATTGGAATGGACATCAGAAGAGTTGATGATAAAACTCTAGATGCTGATCCATATGGTAATGCTGGTATTGTTCGCTTCCTCAAGTCTGACACAGCAACTGGAAGAATTGGTCAGTTTAGATTTGTTTCTGGTGGTGGTGTTTACATTGACCAGGGACCAGATTCAAACTTTGACGCTGACAAACTAGATGGTCAGCATGGTAACTACTATCTTGACGGACAATACTTCATCGATTCTAGTATTGGACCTGCAAAACTTGGTAGTGGCACATTCAATATCTCTATCAGTGGTCAGTCTGGTAACACAATTCGTTTAAATACCCAGACACTTAACTCTGGAAACAGTGGTCTGCCAAATACTTTCAACGAAGGTATCACATCTGCATGGAAGACAAATCTATCCGATGGTCTAACAGATCCATATAGACCAGATGATCCAGATAGTGGATATCATGGTGTTATTACTTTCCGTCAGTTTGGCGAATCTAATGATGATACTGGTGGTGGTGTAAGGCAATTAGCATTCACTGATAAAAATAACCTTTGGATACGTGGATCTGGCGCAGGTGTTGCTACATGGTCTGACTGGAAAGTTATTTGGTCTGCTGCTAATCATGGCGCTGGATCTAATCTAGACGCAGACATCCTAGATGGTAGACAAGGAACTTGGTATCAAAATGCTAGAAACATCAATTTTGGAAAAATTGGTGCTTCTCATATGCCAGAGTTGTTTGACAACACTCACATTTATGAAACACTAAGCGTTAAGAACTACACAGGAAACTCCATCTTTGATGTTTATGTTTCTGGTCAAATCTTAAATACTTTCCCATTCCAAGTCAACGAAACAGTCAACCTATATGATAGCGATTCGCAAGGTGTTGGAACAGTATACATCCTCGATGTAATTACAGATAACACCAATGCAGATCCTACTGAACACTTTACCATCTTAAGAGTAAGACTTGATAACGGTGGATTTGGTGCTTCTGGTGCTATCAGAATTGGAACAGCTTCAATTAACGTTCCATTTGATGATTTCACACCAGCAACTTTGACAACTTATGAGTTGGCATCACTGACTGGTAGTGGTGGTCAAGCGGCACTAACACTTGGTGCTTCTGGTGTATCTGGTTCTCCAGAGATCTTGTTCAGATCTAGTGGTAATGATAATGTATATGATGTTTCGCTGGTTGCTACTGGTGGTGGATCAACTGGAAACGATGGACAGGGAGCACTGAATATCAATGCTTTTGGTCCAGATAGTCTCACACTAAACAACAACGTTGTTTGGAACGAAGGTAATGTTACTTTTGAGGTTGGACTATCTGGTGGATCTTACAACGGTGGTGTTGCAAACGGAACTGCTGTAATCAGAAATAGCAGCGGTAACTTCGCTGCTAACAACATTACAGCATCTCTAACTGGTGCTGCTTCACTGAACGTCCTGAAGTCGGGCGATACCATGACTGGTAACCTGACTGTTGGTTCTACTGCTACTGGTTCTACTAGATTTGTTCGTGTCTTAACAAACGATTCTAACAGAGCTGGTTTTGAAGCATACGGTAACAACCAAGGAACTGGTTACCTATACGTAGGTCAGTCAGGATCTTATGGTGGTGGTGTTTCATACAATGGTGATGGTTCACCTGCTTTTGCTTCTGGCGAAATTAACGACAATATTGCATTCTACAGAAAAGATAATGGAAACAACACTGTAGTATTCCAATATCCTTATAATTCAAACACAGTAACATTTACTGGTCGCGTTAATTCTCCAGAGGCGGTATTTGATGGTGGAAATAATAATGCATCTAATGACGCTACTGTTACAATCAGAGCATCTAACAACAATGATTGGGGTCTAAAAGTTGACAAATATAATGGCAGTGCAAATGAATATGGTGTTCTAATTGACGTTGGATCTGGTGCTTCATACGCTCTAAGAATTAGAGGTAATGATTCCGAAACGTTTAGAGTTAATGGTGCTGGTGCTATCTTCGGAACACAACTAACACTTGGTTCTGGTGATATTGCTAGTGCAAGAAACGTTTCCTTGACTGGAAGCATTACAATGACAGGTAATTCTACCAGAATTAGGCAAAATAGCACATCTACTTGGAGTGGTAACGCTGGTAGTGGATGGGGTAAACTTGAGTATCACTCAAACAGATGGTATATTAACGCTGGTTCAAACAGCACCGAGGTTGTAAGATTTAGAAGAGGTGGAAGCAACGTTGGATACATTGATAACAGTGGTAACTTGTATCTTGGTGGTTCTAACACAGGAACCCTGACTGCTGGTGTTGCAAGACTAACTGGTAACAGTGACGGTATCATGATGACTGGATCCGCTCCAACCATCACATTTAGAGATACCAACCACAGAACTGGTTACATCCACGTTAACGGCAACAGACTTTATGTTCTCTGTGGTGCTACAAACGCAAGCACTGGTGCATGGTCAGTTGTTGCTAACGGCAGATGGCCTGCATATTGGGATCTCACAAACAATAACATGGTTGCTGGTGGTAACATCGATGCTAGCACTGGTAATGTTTACGCAAAACAATTCAGAACATATTCTTCATCATTTGGAAATGGATCCCTTGGTAATAATTCCAATAACAACAACAACGTTCTTTATGCAAATAATGATCGTCAGTGGTTGGATAGTTATGGTGTTGTCAAAGCCAACAGACAATCAATTAATGAGAACATGACAATTCCAACATCAATGAATGCATGTAGTTATGGTCCACTCACAATTAACAGCGGACGCACTATATACATTGGCAGTGGCGCTACCTGGACAGTTCTTTGATAATCTTTAATAAATAGTCAATACGGAGTAATTAATAGTAATGAGCACTATCAAATGTAATGAGGTTCAAGCAGTGGATGGTAGGATTCTCCTAGCATCCACTGGATCCATTGTTCAATGTGTAACAGTAAGAACTGACACTAGAGCATCATTTTCAGCGCCAAACTCTGGCGGTGGAACTAGAATTACACAGTTAAATTTGACTATCACCCCAAGACACAGTAGTAACATTATTATTTGTAAGTGGATGATTAATGGCGAGTTTAACAATGAAAACGCAGTATTTACTGTTCACCAGAATAATTCATTGCTATCCACTGGAAAGAATGCTAACAGTAATAGCAGATGGTCTGGTGCTGCTGTATCAGTCTATGATAGAAACAACAGTTCTACACCACAGAATACTACAATTTTCTGGTCTGGAACTGCTGGTTCAACATCATCAAGATCTTATAGACCAGCGGTTAGAAGTTCTAACAGTGCTAATAGAACCTTCAGAATGAATAGATGTTGGTCTAGTGGTAATAATGGTCAAAACGCATATGAAATTACCGTATCATCTGGAGTTTGTTGGGAGATTGCAGCATGAGCACGCTTAAAGTAAATGCCATTACAAATATCAGCAATAAAAGACTTCTAGATAATACTGGAAATGTTGTTCAGGTAATTCACGCAAGAACAGATGCTAGAAGTAGCTGGAGTTCTCAGAATAGATATATTTTTCAACCAATTACTTCTTTAAATATAACAATTACCCCCAAACATCCAAATAATATTATTGTTGTTCAAGCAGAACTTTTCTGCGAAGTTCATCATGATAATGTTATGACTATCTTGCGTGACTACGGAAGAACTAGAAGCTTGGGTTATGGACAAACAGAAAACCGAGCAGATAATTATAACCCCAGACACCAAGGTATGGTCGCTGGAGATTACACTGGCGGTGATAACAACTCAACTCCAAGAGTTTACTTCTTACAAGGTGTTTGGAGAGCAGATACTCATTCTCAAGTTAGATTTACTCCTGGTGTTAGATCTGCTGGAGGATCCAATCACACATTACGTTTGAATAGAACCCTTGGTTCTGGTAATAATGGACAAAATAGTTATGAGATTGGATATTCATCCATGGTCGCATATGAGATCACTCAAGCATAATAATCATGTCACTAATTAAAACAAACACAATTCAGACAACAAACGGAAAAAATATCCTGACTAATACTGGTCCAGTCATCCAAGTACAAACTGTGATGACTGACCGCAAGAATTCTATTGCTTCACCAAATAGTGGAAATGGAACTCCACTTAGAGATCTCACAGTCGGTATTACCCCAACTGCATCTTCTAGTAGACTTATTGTTGAGTTTATGATTTGCGGAGAATTGCACCAAGACAACGTTTGGTTAATCCATAGAAATGGAGGTCTAGTCACAACTGGAGGTGAGCAAGGCAGAAATTCCACAAACAATAATAGATGGATGGGATATGCCGCTGCATGGTATGATAGAAATGAAAACTCTACACCATCCACATGGTATCTACTCTATCATTGTATTGCTAATACAACATCTTACACATACTTCAATCCTGCTTGCAGAAGTTCTAGTGGTGGTAATTATAATTTCTACCAAAACAGAACACAGGGTTCTTGGGGACAAGATAACCATGAAACCACTATCTGTTCAGCAACAATTTGGGAAACACTTAGACCATAATCAATATAAATAATACGCTGGAACACTGAGAAAAAATGATCAGAAGAACTACACCACCCCCAGATCTTGCGGATGCCCTACATGAAATGTATCCAGATGGAGCAATGTTCTCGGTAGACGAGAATGATGAAATTACGTGGTATGAGGATAATACTCATCCACAACCCGCAGATGCAGATGTTCATGCAAAACTTGCAGAGATGACTGCGGAATGGAAAAAATTAGAATATCAGAACCTAAGAATTGGTGAATATCCAGAATATCACGAGCAACTGGATATGATTTTCAACTTGGGTCTTGATGGTTGGAGAGAAAAAATCCAAGAGATCAAAGATAAGTATCCAAAACCAGAATAATAATCTTACTACATTATGATCATAGTTGATAATTGGTATGATGATCCTCATGGGATCAGAGAACTTGCTTTGTCTAAATTTAAAACAGAAAACCAACCTGGAACTAGAAAAAAGGATAATGGATTTGAATCTTATCCTGGGACTAGAACCAAAGCATCTTTAGAAAATCTCATTGAGAATAAATCGAGAATGGAACGTCATATGGAACGTTCCATAGATCCAACCATGTGGGCTTTCTCCTCAGCACTTGATAGAGAAATACCTTTGGAAGAAATGGAATTTGATTTTTCAGAAATGAAAGCTCGTGTTAAAGGAACAGATATATACCCAAATCTGTTTTACGGTATTTCAAATGGTTGCTTTCAATCATGCAATGAAAAGTCAAAGATGTGGATTCATGCAGACGAGATTAATACGTTCGCTGCTGTGGTATACTTAACACCAGATCCCCCAGAAGGAACTGGGACTGGATTTTTTAAAAATAAAAGAACCAGTTTATCTGTAGAACCAAGATTAAACCCAGTAAGATACAAACCAGAAGAAGCTTCTGATTTTGATCAATGGGAAATGGTTGATTATTGTGAAAATGTTTTTAACAGATGTGTTATTTTTAACGCAAAACAATATCATTCTGCAACCAAGTATTTTGGAACCACATTAGAAAACTCAAGATTGACACAGGTATTTTTCTTTGATATAAAATCGGACAAATTTAGATTGCAGCGAAGATAATTATGATTACAAACATTTTTCAAATACCAATCGGAAAATATTCGATTGAGGATTGGGATACCTTGAATAAGACATACGCACTTTCGCAGTATGCAAATTCTTTTATTGAAGAAATTAATAAAGATGGTAGAGATGGGGATAATCTCTATACAGATTTTCAAGCAAACTTAAAGTTCAATAGCAGTCCTCAGTATCTACAGAATATGCTGAGTATTATTACACCAACTGGACAAAAATTCTTTGATGAAGTTTCAAATCTAATTCCAGAATTGGCAAGTGTTGATTGGACAGTCAATGGAGCATGGTTTGAGAAGTTAGATAACAATCAACTCCATGGAGTACATAACCACGGATCTCTTGGATTTAGTTGTGTGCTTTACATTGATTTTGATGAAGAGAAGCATCTTCCGACAACGTTTGTTTCTCCACATGGAGATTATATTGGTGGTGTAACTCAAATGTATAGCTTAGAAGACATCAAATCTGGTGACATCATATTTTTCCCTAGTATGCTAAATCACTTTGCACCAAAAAATTTGTCGGACAAAGAAAGAGTAATTTTCTCTTGCAATTTTATTCCTATTCCTCAACAGAGGTAGACTAAATAATTAAACACACTATTCACTGTGATAACTATGGACCCAGCACAACTCAAGAAAAATTTCGAAGAACAGATTGCTCAAACTGCTAAGCAGATTTCCGAGCTAGAAACTAATCTAACGAAAGCAAAAGAATACAAACTGAAACTAGAAGGTGGTCTAGAAACTCTTGGACTTCTAGAAGGAGAAGGAGAAGAGGGTCAAGTAGCACCAACTGAAGTAGTAGAATAAATACTAAATCCCTTCTTCCTAAATAGGTAAGAAGGGATTTTTTGTGTGTAATGGCATCTCCAAGTTCTAGGGCTGATCTTATCACTTATTGTAAGAGGCAGCTCGGTGAACCTGTCTTGCAAATCAATATTGATGATGAGCAGGTAAACAACGTTATTGACGATACCATCCAGTTCTTTCAAGAGAACTGTTACAACGGTATGGAAAGATGCTACTTAAGGCACGAACTAAATGCTGATGACACCACCAGATTTGCTGGAGAACTTACAACATCAAACGGAACTACTAATTGGGAAGAAGCTACAAATTACATTCCCATTCCAGATCATGTTGTAGGAATTAGTAAGGTATTTGGTTTAGTCGCCAATTCAATCCGTTCTAATTTATTTGGTGTTGAGTATCAATTGTTCCTAAATGATCTCTATGCATTCGGATCACTTGATATCCTCAACTACTATATGACTAAACAGTATCTAGAAACTTTGGATATGGTTCTCAATAATGGATCATTTCAACAGTTTAGATATACACAGCGTCGTGATCGTTTGTATCTTGATATTGGAAAAGACTTTTTGAATGAAGGAAAGTATCTTCTCATTGAAGCACATCGTCTCATTGATCCGAATGATGCTACAGAGATGTACAATGATATGTTTGTCAAGAAGTATGCTACTGCTCTCATGAAGAAGCAGTGGGGTCAGAACCTAATCAAGTTCAACAATGTTCAACTACCTGGCGGTATCACGCTTAATGGCAGAGAACTCTACACAGACGCACTAGCAGAAATTGAGAAAATCGAAAGCGAAGTTCTCAGCAAGTATGCAATCCCACCAATGGATATGATCGGATAAAATGCCTACCAGTCCCTACTTTCCAACATACTACTCATCTTCCAGTGGCGAACAAAATCTCGTTCAGGATCTTGTGGATGAGCAAATCAAACTGTTTGGTTCAGATATATACTATATCCCTAGGGTAGTTCTAACTGACAGCACCCTGGATGAAGTAAGATACTCTAAGTATCAGGAGCAGTTTCAGGTAGAAATGCTGCTGCAAAATGTTTCTGGTTTTGGAGATGGAGCAGAGTTTGTCAGTAAGTTTGGTCTTCGCATCACAGACGAAGTTAAGTTTCGTATTTCAACCAGACGTTGGGATGAAGTAGTAGCACAACACAATCCAACTCTTGCATATGACGGAAGACCTAATGAAGGAGACCTTCTTTACTTCCCACTCACACAAGACATTTACGAAATTAAATTTGTAGAAAAAGAATCGCCATTCTTCCAGTTTGGTAAGATCCAATTCTACACACTCACTGCTGAACTCTACGAGGTTGGCAGCGATACATTCGATACTGGCGTTGCGGAGATTGATGACATTGAACTAGAATTTGGTTCTGCTATCAAACTTATCATGGATCCTGGCGGCACAGGAACGTTTGTTGTTGGTGAAGAAGTTGTTGGCGACGAGTTCCTTGCTAAGGCAACAGCAACAACAGATGGCGATGCTGTAGATAGCATCACAATTACTGACAGTGGACTTCATTATAATTCTGCATTACCACCCACAGTTACAATTTCTGGAGGAGGAGGAAATGGAGCAACAGCCACTGCATCGGTTAGCTCGACTGGTCTTGTTACTGGCATCCTTATTACTAACGGGGGCACTGGGTATACAACTGCTCCTACTATTACTATTGACTACTCACCTAAAGACAACAGAGCAGAAGTTAAGTCCTGGGATGCCGCAACCAGAGCTCTCCAAGTCATCAATAGAACTGGAACGTTCACTACTGCTGAAGTAATCACTGGACAAACATCTGGTGCTAAGTGGTCACCAGAATCTTACGACACTCTAAATAATACGAGCACTACATACTACTCCCAAAATAGGGAGATTGAAGATAGTGCAGATGAGATTATCGACTGGACAGAAGGTAATCCATTTGGTGAATATGGTAATTATACAGGTAGCATCTAATGTTAGGATCACATTTTTACAACCAGATTGTTCGTAAGAACATTATTGCGTTTGGAACGCTCTTCAATAACATCACGATGAAGAGCACTGATCCTGATACGGGAGAAGTATTAGAAGAACAGAAGGTTCCTCTTGCTTATGGACCTAAGCAGAAGTTTCTAGTTCGTCTTACTGATACTTCTACATCAAAGGTATCCATCACGCTTCCTCGCATCTACTTCGAGATGACGAGTGTTGAATATGATTCTACCCGTAAGACATCACCAATTCAAAAATACAAATCGATCATTGATGGTAATGGTAATGAGGTCAGAGTTCAATATGTTCCTGTTCCTTATAATATAGGATTTGAACTTGG